TCTAAAGCTGCTAAGCAGTTAAGGGATCAAGTTGATACCTGGTTTCCAGATCGCGATACTGCCAGCGATGGGTGGGTGGGTGATACTAGGCATTCCACTACCAAATCAGATCATAACCCAGACACCGATGGGTGCGTGCGAGCCATTGATATTGATATTGACTTGGCTAAGCAAAAAGGGCTCAGCGTATATCTTAGTGACCAGATCAGGGAATGCGGCAAAACCGATAAGCGCATATCTTATGTAATACATAACTCACGCATAGCCAGTAGTAAAAAGGGTTGGGCTTGGCGAGAATACAAAGGCTTTAACAAACATGAGCACCACATGCACATCAGCTTTACAAAGTTAGGCGATCAAGATGCTAGGCCGTTTGATATACCACTAATAGGGGGCAAGATATGAAGCTAAGTAAGAAGCAGAAGGCAATACTAAAATCATACTTTAGAGGTGTGTTGGTATCGCTATTAACATTCTTAGGCAGTAACCAGTTAGGACTTGACCCAGCCGTATCTGTGATCGTTGCAGCATTAGCCGGGCCAGCAGCTAGGGCTCTAGATAAATCCGATAATGCTTATGGCATCGGTGCAGATGAAGCATGAGCGCAAACGATATGGTCGCTATCGCCGTTGGCGTATGCGCCATCTCTACAACTTTATTAGTGGCTCTACGATGGGTTATTAAGTCTTACCTAGCAGAGCTTAAACCTAATAGCGGTACTAGCCTTTATGATGCTATTGCTAGAATAGATCAAAAAAGTACGCGACTAGAGTCGCGTGTTGATGATCTCTTTATTCTAATTAGTAAGCGATAATTTAATTATGACTAATACACGCAAGCCTAAAGTGAAGCGTAAAAAGATCAATAGACGTGTGGTGCGTAATAGTCCTGAGCCATTATCTAAGTTAGATGTGCATATGATTACAGCACATGAGATATATAAAGCAGCTAAGAAGGCTGGCTTTAGCAACGAGTTAGCGTGGTGGTTTGTGCAAGAGCCTAACGCTATGCCCGATTGGATCGCTAACGATAAGCCAGATGCGATTATACCTAATATCCCTACTCCAGATGAGGATGACGATTAAGCGATACTTAGTAATAAGTGATCTGCAAGTTCCGTTCCATCATGTAACAGCTGTAAAGAATGTAATTAAGTTAGCACGTAAGGAGAAGTTTGATAGCGTATTGGTGGTCGGGGATGAAATTGATTTTAATACAATTAGCAAGTGGGCTGAAGGCACACCTATGGCTTACCGGCAAACCATTCACGATGATCGAGAGCTTACTAAAGAGATACTGTGGGATCTCAGCGAGTACAGCGCGGAGTGTCATATCATCCGCAGTAATCATACTGATCGCCTATATAGCACTCTGCTCAAAGTACCTGGGTTAATTAACTTACCAGAGCTGCATTACCCTAAGTTCATGGGCTTTGCCGATATGGGCATGACATACCACAAAGAGGCTTATGAGTTCCACCCTGGCTGGATGCTGGCACATGGCGATGAGGGCAATATGTCACAGCACGCAGGTATTACAGCTCTTAATCTAGCAAAGAAGTGGGGTAAGTCTGTACTGTGTGGCCACACCCATAGACTAGGTCAGAGTGCCTATTCAGAGGGCGTAGGAAGCCATTACAGAGCCTTATATGGGGTAGAGGTAGGCAATCTAATGGATAGAAAAAAAGCCTCTTATTTACGCTATGGAAGCGCGAATTGGCAGATGGGCTTTGCTATACTAGAGACCATCGGAAAGGTGCTAACACCGACGTTAGTGCCAGTAGGATCGGATGGCTCATTCGTAGCATTGGGCAAGGCTTACGCTTAACATCGTTACACAATCGTTATAGACACGCGACCTTAAAACCTTCTAATTGTCAGACTAAAAGCACACACTACTGCTATGCCACAAAGTATGTGAGCATAGTTAGGGCTATATGAAAGATGCAGGGTTATTATGGTGTTGGATAATGCTGGGCATGTTAATTTGTGCTACAGCATACAACGCGATTTACAAAGCTGGTAAGAATAACGGTTACTGGCTTGGGAGAGCTGATGGATGGAAAGTCGCTATGAGGCAACGAGATAATGCCGACCTCAACTGAGAAATTATTTGATAATGCAACCACACTTGTGCATGAACGCGGAGTCATCTATGGACACGCAATCTACAACATGCAACGTATATCTAAGTCAATCAGCGCATACATTGACTTTCCAATCATGCCTCACGACGTACCGATTATTAACGTTCTCCAGAAAATATCCAGGCTGGCTGAGAGTCCTGGACACGAGGACAGTATCGTGGACATCATCGCATACATGGCAATCTACAAAATGTGTATCGATGCAGAGACCGATGGTGAGTTCGAGTTTAGAGAGGGTGAGTAATGTTTAATTTAGCTGATTATGAAACTGTCGAGAGTCGACTAGAAAAATGGTGGAAGGATTATCCAGATGGACGAATATCAACAAAGCTTGAACAGGCCACAGACACTAGATACATTGTTAGTGCTGAATTATTTAAGACGGAAGCAGATACCAAAGCGTACGCCTCTGGCCTTGCTAGTGAAAGCGTTAGTGATCGGGGTGTCAATTCAACTTCTGCATTGGAGAATGCGGAGACTTCAGCGATCGGCCGAGCGCTTGCAAATGCAGGTTATGCGGCTAAGGGCAAGCGTGCCAGTCGAGAGGAAATGACAAAAGTTGCAGAGTTCAAACCTAAATACGGCGCACCCGGATCTAAGTCAGCTGCTATGGAGATGGCGTTGCATCTTGTGGACACACAGGCTAAAGCAGTTGCTAATGAGTCTGATCCTGTTGTCTGGTCTGTTGGTGAAAGCGTTGTACAAATTGGTGAAGTGGCTAGTGTTGGTTTTACTTGTAAGCATGGCGATATGGTAAAGAAAGAAGGCATCGCTAAGGCTACAAATAAACCATATGCAGGATATGTATGCAGCGCACCAAAGGCAGAGGCTTGTGATGCTAAGTGGGCAAAACTTACAGCTGCAGGTACATGGTATTGGCCAGATGATGCCGAGCAAGGGAAAGGGGGTCAATAATGGGATACGTTGAAATGATGGACGGATCAGGGTTTACATTACGTTTGGAGAATGATAAGAAAACCCTAACGCCGTCTTATGACTTATGTATAGCTTGTAATGATGACAGGTTAATACATAGTGGTAATTACTTGATTTGTGTCAATTGCCATACCAGGCAATAGGGATATTACCATGAAGCATGCACAATTTAAGTGTAATGGTTGCAAGCGCGACACAGAGTTTCTCTGGCTTGATGAGTTAGAGATCGCTGAGGGCTATCGGGCATATCAATGCATGGATTGTGGATGCGTAGGTGTTAAGAATATAGCTGAGGCTTTGCATATACCGGACTCGGACATATGCAGGTGCGATAAGTGTGGTGGTTGGAAGTTCGTCACCGTGGCCTGCCACACTTGTCTATTAGTTAGTGCTAAGTAATGGCTGATAGCGATATCGATTGGGCGTTACAAAACAAGCTGCGCGAGGAATGGCTTGCCAATAATCCAGATGCAGAGTATCAGGGATGGGTGTCAATATGACGGCTGGTTATGATCAGACTTGGCTTGATACAGATGATCTACGCATTATGACTTGCCGTCTGACCTGCGGTTATGCTGATTGATTTGACATGATGTGCTACCCTAAAAAGCGTTCTACCCTAAGTAGAAAAGCTGAGCCGCCAACGGCAGGGCTCGGAAGGCGCAGAGTTTGGTCACTCCTATGTGTAATGGTATTTACTTTACTCTTTTCAAAAGATTATTCCGTTGCAGCTGATAACTCAATACCTAATTTAAAGCTATATGCTCTTAATGCATTTAAGACATATGACCAGTTTGATTGCTATAACTACATCATTATCAAAGAAAGTAAGTGGAATTACAAAGCACGTAATGGTAGTCATTATGGTCTAGGCCAGATGCGTAATAGCCTGGTATTAACACTCACACCTAAAGAACAGATTGTCATGCACATGCGCTATATTGGTCACCGGTATGGATATGT